CACCATCCCGGTGTTCGTGCATTTCAGCACGACAAGCCGCAGCGAAGATTAGGGTTTCAAGTGGGAAGCAGAAGCCGTTCCCCATCGAGCAAAACTTATGGTAGGGGTAAACCTTGCCATTCAGTTTATAGCACGCACTCCTGATGCGGTTCAGAAAATCGAACCACTCGGGAGGTAACAAATAGCGTACTATCTCGATGCTAATGGAATCAGATGCCGCACTAAGATCCATCGTGGCATATTCGCCAGTCAAGGACCCAACCTTGGCAAGGTACTGATTCCGCTCCTGATCCTTAAGGTCGTAACCATGTTTTGCGAGTTTATCCCGCATCTCTTGGTCCGTACCTTTTTGGAGAAAGGAGTTTAAGGACGGCTCCCCGGCGACGGTTCTATCCGTCTCCGAGTTTTTGGAAGCAAAGCCGATAAGGTTGTACGACACCACATCTGCCAAGTTATTAATGCAATTGTCGATCTCGTCTTCATCATAACAGACGATTTCGGCGCTATTGCGCCCCTGAAGTAGGAGCTCAACAGCCAAGTGTGTGTTACACTTGATCGCATCCCTGGCAAAGGGTAGGGCTGTAGCGGTCACGGTAAACCTGTTAGCATAAAACTTGCGATACAGGTTTGTAGCATTTCCGTGAACGCCGACATTACTGCCCGAGCCAAAGTCGCACTTCTGGTAGATTGACCGATAGTTTGGTCGTTCTCCTAAAACGTGGAGAATCCACCTTCTCATATACTCTAACCTAAAGGTATATGGGGTACGTTTGAACCTGTAGAAGGTTCTATTAACCTTATCGCAGCGTAAATCTGCTTCGACAAAGGTTTGAGTAGCCTTATCTCGTGGCGACATAGGCAAGCCTATATCATACCACTTGAAAGGATACTTACGTACTAGTGCAGACATCTGGGCCACTGCGAAATGCTCCGCAATGGTGCTATATACTTCAGTAGTAGCTTGCCCAGACCAGGCATACAGCGAATCCCACTTATTTTCCCTCACGAAGTTTATGAGGGCATGGGACCACTGAAAAGCCTGACAGCTCTCGTACAAACATTTCAAGAGTACCTTGCGGTACCTTTGAAATGCGTCTGTCGTCGAGTTTTTCGAGACAGACTGTCTTTTCCCTGGTGGTAACTTCTGGTTGGTCATTGCGACCTCCTAGTAAGTAGACGCTTAGCCCATAATAGGCGAGCGTTGATATGAACGTGATCAGTATCGAACCGCGAATCCGACCCATGGCTGCGACCCCACTTTAGTAAGTGAGATCACGGTTCCATAGGAAGGTGCCGCACTCGGTGCCGATCAGAAAATCGCCCATATCGTCCCTCAGGGAGTTGACGTCGGCTTGCGCCATGCCAACAGGAAGCGAGAAGCTAGTGGTAATAATAGCGTCAGCGGTAGTGCTGCTGTCACCATTAAGTTCCACCGTCTTCGTCCGCTTAACCTCGTACCGAGCATTACCAGCATATGTCGCAGTAGGCTTCGGGTCAATACGCCCAAGGGTTAAAAGATCCTTGGTTGTAAACGTATGACTCGGGCCCACGTACGGCACTTTGTTGGCGGATGTGGGTACATCCTGACTGTACGTCAGGGTATTTATGGTGAGTGACATTATGTCGTTCCTCTAAATGAAGGTTAAAGGACCACAATCTAGGTAGCCGGGGGGCAGGGATTGCCCCCCTACAAGTTACCAATTAGTAGTCTAACTTTCCAGCTGCATCGATGACGAGCGCCATGAGTTCAATATCCATGGTGCAGTCAGGGTTCAGCTGGCCCAGGTAATATGCGACATCGGCTAATACAACGCCGGGGTTACGCACGATTTCAATAAGACGGTCGCGATACTCTTCGCAGAGTTTCGCGGTGGCGGACGATTGCATAATGTCCGACATACCTTTATTGATAGTCTGTCTCAATGGCGTAAAGCAGTATTCCGCTTTATGCTCATCGACGATCTTATATACGGATTGTATATCCCCGTATAAATCGATCGCCACGAGACGGTCAACAACAAAGGTGCTGTTCAGCTTAACGCTGGTCTTTGATGACTTCATGATGTATCTCCAGTTTGTATGCCTGTCGCGAAATTGCTAGGGCAAGTTAGTTACTAACTTCGATTGTGGATGGTCGGAATTGGTTTAAAGGGTACCACCCTTCCAACCGGAAGTAAGGCCCCGAGAACCGTAACGCCAGTTACGATCCCAAGCGCTCCCACTTCGCAGATTCCTTCCTTGTTTAAACGTCTGCATAAGCTTTTGCCCAGCTAGGGCGCAGCCATCAGCTAGATGTAGCCAGTTCTTGTCCTTGACTAAGTCAAAGTCATAGAGCTTTAAAGCTATACCTCGCTTTGCAGACGGCGTTCGTCGCATCCATTGCGACTCTCTCGTCGAGGTGAAACCCGGACCCCCCGATGCCGATTGATTGGCAAAGGGAGGTGGACTAACGGGCTGGCTTGTTAGTTCCAGCTTGTAGTTAGTGTCCACATGGACTGTTGTCCAATCCGCCAACACCTTAACGTTAGCCTTTGGTGTTACCGCTCCAATAAAATCCCCAGCATTAACGAACCAGTCGGCAACAAAACTGTAGGGTAACCATTCCCACAGAGTCGGCAGGATGTTATGCATGGAGAGTCCAAATTTATCGGACCAAGTGAATTCGTGCTCGTATAAAACACCAGCACGGACCCAAACGGTACGGTCGATTTGGCGGTCAATGTTCCCAGTAAAGTAAGTTTCACTTACACTGGGAGAGTCACTATCGCGAAAATATGCGCTAGCGCTCCCACGGGCCGTATAACGATTGGAGAAGGTAGGCTTGAACACAGCTTCAAAGGCACCTTCCAAGTCGTAGAGTAGAGGCGTAGCACCGTACCGGTACTTAAGCCACTCCCCTGCGACAAACTCTCCGAGGGCAAGACTCTGTCGGGCGAATTTCTTTGTCCGCCTGACCTTGTCCAAGAAGTTGTGGAAGTTTAAGAGGGGGTGACGTAGCATTTCGTACGTCGCCCGGGCATCACGACCATTTTCGCCGGAAAGCACATTTGGAGCAACAACGTTACTCCAAGCTTGTGTACCGGCAACAGTCGCCATGTCACCCACATAGGAATTCCAACCAGGGTCAGGGTCAATATGACCCAAAGAAAGTAGACTCCGGAGGGAATTACCGCTGTGACTCTTTTTAGTTAAGCCTGAGCAAGGATCATCAGTAACGATGGACCAGTAACCAGTAAGGCTACTTTTCCAATCTGACTTAAAGGATATACATGGGTTATTAAAGATCTCTCCCTTCGCTTTCCGCGAATGGAAATTCTTTGTAACTATGTCATCCATAAACCACTCCGAACCATTACCGTGCATCCCTGATGGCAGTGTTATATAGCCATCTTGGTTGTCGGTAGTGCCATTGCAATAAAGGATATCATTATGATAACTTATGTTGTCATCTAAATGACTTTCCTCGCGATGACGAGGTCCGTAAGTGGCTGTCATATCGTTTACTCCTTAAATGTGAGA